AAGCGCAACTCCGTACCTTCGACGGATTCATTGATGCGCTGGCGAAGGAAACGAAGAGCTTGGCGCCCGATGGCGCGACTGAGAGTGAAGAGGCTATTGGCCTGCGATCCGCTCTCCAAATCATCACGAAGGATGCTGAGAGCGTCAGAAACACGCTTTAACATTTGCTGTCCTCTGAAATGGGGCGGCAGCAATGCCGCCCTCTCGGCCCAAGATTGCGTTGCGGAAATCGGCACTTAGAGATCCCAAACGTCGAGGGCGAAGGAGACGAAGATCCGGTTGCCGGCTCGGGAGGGCTGGTACTGGCCGCCGTTGCGGAGCTTGACCCGCCGCACTGTGCAGCCGGTCAGATCCGAGACAGGCATCTCGAAATCCGCCGTGCCATGGCTGAGCGTATCGCGCACGAAAGCCTTGAAGGTTTCGAACTGAGCCGTGGTCATGCGCATGGTGAGCTCCACCACGCCGATCCCGACAGTGGCCGTGCGCCGGGAACGGGTATTCCCGGCCGACATCTCGCTCTCAAGCGCCTTGCGGAAGGGCTCGGAGATCGAGCGCGATGAGGGCTCATGCGGGACGCTTGCAGGCCAGACAGGGAGAGCCATCAGCGCCCCCTCATCGAAGACACGCCGAAGCGCCCCTTGAGGGACTTGTCGAGCCGCCCGTCAGCGATCATGCCGCCGAGCATCTGCTCGATCTGGACCTCAAGACGCGGCCCCTGCGGGCCATTGGTCTGCCGAGTGGACACCTGCGCCCCTGCGTTGTTGAAAATCTGAACCTGCATGTTGCCGCCGCCGAGTTTCCCATTCGGCACGATCTTGCCGGGAGTGGTCGGGACGAAGAGCTCGCGCCCGTTCTCGCCCACCGTGTAGGGCTGGCCGGCGCTGACCGATCCGCCCATGGCGCGACCGGGAGCGAAGAGGCTCTTGAAAAGACCGTCAAGCAATCCGCCGCCACCGCCGCCAGCACCGCCGAAGAGGTTGCTGAAGATGCTGTCGATGCCCTTTGACGCGAGGCTCTTGAGGAGCTTCTGAAGAACGTCATCGAGCATTTCGCCCTCGACAATCGCATCCGTGAAGGCGTCCGAGAGCATGCTCCCGACCTCTTGAGCGGCATCGGCTACCGCCTGCTGTGCCTTCTCGGAATCCTCGATCTTCTGCGTGGCCTCGCCATAGGCGGCGGCAAGGCTGTCGATCTGGGCTTTCAGTTGCGGAGTGACGGCGACATTGGCTTCCTTCGCCGCCTCGAGGAGGCGGAAAGCAGCCTCAGCCTTTGCCGTGTCGCCTGCCGACAAGCCAATGGTCTGCCGCTCGACCTCAAGGGCACGGGTGCGCTCGCCAATAGCCTGCACCTCACGCTGATACTCGTTGATGCGCTCTTTGCGGCCCTTCTTCTTTTTGTCGTCGTCATCACCAGGGACAGCGTAGTCCGAATTGCGGATGGGCGTGATGGCCGGGGCCGCTGCCGCAGGGCGAGCCCCCGGCTTATAGCCCGCCATGCTGCCGGCGTTCGTCTTGGTGCCGAAGACCTGATCGAAGCGATTGGCCGAGGTGACACCGTTCATGCCGCCGAGGCCCATGCCCTCAAGGCCGTCGTAGAGTTTACGGAAGACATCGGAGTTTCCGATTTCGGTCATCCGGCTATAGAGGTCGTTCAAAGCGGCCATTGCGCCAGGAACGGCGTTCGCGATCGCGTCGATACTGGTCGCGAAACTGTTGACCCCGCCTGACGCACTGTTAGACGCCTGCAATGCCTCGTCCAGCTTGCCGGCAAGGTTTGTTAGCGCATTGTTGGACCGTGCGAGGTTCTGAGCCATGGTGGCCCCGGCCGCATTCGCCATCTTCTCAATGACAGGCGTTCCAGCCAGAAGAGCGCGGAAGAAGGCTTCCGAAGAAACCTTCCCGTCCTTAATGAGTGAGGTGAGTTTGCTTACTGACCCGGCTGTCTCGACCATGCCAGCAGCAACCGCCTGCAGGATCGGACGCGCGGTATCCATCAGGGAGCCGATCTCTTCCCACTCAACCTTTCCCGAACCAAGCGCCTGCGAGAGCTGCAGGATGGCGCTCGATGTCTGTTGGGCATCCCCGCCCTGAGCTCGCATTGCAATGCCGACGACCTCGGTAAGGCGCAATACCTCAGCATTCGTGGCGTTCAGTTCTTTTTGCGCCGTGCTGACACGCCCGTAAAGAGACGCCATAGCCTCCAGGGGGGCGCCTTGGCGCTGGGCGATGGCATAAACCGCCTGATAGGTCCGCCGCAGGTTCTCGCCTTCCAGACCCGCAGTCTTGAGCGAGTTCTGCACCTTCGTGAAACTGTCCGCGAACTGCGAGACCTGTTGAATGGACAGGCCCGCGAAGATGCCCGCGATGCCGGTCTTGGCAGCCGTGCCGGCGCGGCTGAAGGCGGACGTGATTCGGTTGGCCGCCTGCTCTGTGCGCCGCTCGACCGAGCGCATGGAGTTGTTCGTCACCCCAACGGCCCGCTGCATCGCTTTTTCGAACTTGTTCGCGCTCGCCTCCAGGGAGACGACAAGGCGCTCGACATCAGTTGCCATTCGGTTGCTACCGGATATTATAGCCCGCCTTGGGGAGGGCTATCGTGGTTAAGGGGCTTCTGCGTATTTTCGGCCTAGCAGGCGTCGTGCTAGGCGTTTTGGGTATCGTCGCCAGTTTCGTCATGGTTGGCGCGATGCAGGTTCTTCTTCCGTGGAGCATCGGGCTCCTGCCCACAGGCGCGATCCTTCTCGGGCTCGCCTATGGGCTTGAACTGCTTGAGGATCTCGTCCTCAATACCTCTATCCGTGCATCCAATCCCACAGGGCCTCTTCCTCCGAGGAGGTAAGGGCCTTTTCAGCCTTCAGGTCGTGAGCTTTTCGGTATTCGGTCACGACAGCGTGAAACTCCCAGAGCGAGAGTTCATCGATCTGCCTTGGGGTCCAACCTAGGACAGCGCCCCATCCGTAGAAGCTGGCGAAGCGGAGGCTGTCGGATCCTGGCTCGCCAGCGTCTCTTTTCCCTCGGATAGGGTCTCCTCATTGGTGCCGAACAGTGCCGCACCGAGGATGCCGACAGCATAGACGCTGCTCTCGGCTAAGGGACGTTCTTCGACATAGCGGCGGACAAGATCAGCCGCCTCTATGGGCTTCGTGCCGCCCCCGATCAGGCCGAGGCGGATGACCTCGCGAACCTCATGCAGCCACGCATCTCGCGCAACGATGAGGTTGTAGAGGCTCGCAGGCCCGATCAGAGGAGCCCCGATCTTGGCGCGGGGCTTGTTGATGGTCTCCTGCAACTCGCGCAGTTGACCAATCGCTAGGCGGAAGGTGTAGGTGCCATCCGCCCAATCCAGTTCAATCGAACCATTCCGGCTCATGCAGCGGCATCCACCCAAGCGACGGCACCGGTGGACTGCATCTCAACTGAGACCGTAGCACGCTCGCCGCGTGTTGCGCTGATCTCAAAGGACGTGAGATGGAAAAGTCCCTGCCAATATCCGCCACCCTGAGCGGCAGCCCCAGCAACCTCAACTCGGGCAAGAACAGGCTCATCGCTTTCGAAGGCCTCTCGCCACCGGGGGATGGACTCGCGAGCAAGGACACCCTCGCCGGAAATCGTAGCAGACTTGGAGACCACATCCCGGTCCACAAAAGCTGCCTTGTCTTCATCGTCGCAATCAACGCTAGTCGTGTCGTTCGTCTCTTTCGAGAGGGCGAGCGACCGCTCGGTGAGACCGCAGGGCGCGATGAACGTGCCAGCCGTCGTTGCACTCTCTAGCATTACTTTGACGCCCGAGAACGGGACGGTTGTGGCCTGCGCCATGGGGTTTCTCCTTCAGTTGGGCAGGGGGTTACTTGCTCTCAGCGAGAGCGCGGAATGTCATTCTGGCTCGTGTCAGGAGCTCATCACCGCCATCCGCGACATTGGTCTCGCGGTGAGCGATTTCGGTCAGAGCATAGGGCTCATCGAGAGCGAGCGGGGCATCATGCAGAGCCTTGCGCACGGCACTGGCCGCCCGGGAGGCTTCCACCTTGCCGACCGCATTCGACCAGACATCAAGGTCGATGAAGACCTCGGCCCCATCCATGCACTCGGCGCCGTCATCCACCACCTGAATGCTCCGGATGTGGACATAGGGAAGCGCAACACCGGCCGGCACGCGGTCATAGACGCGCCCGGAGACAAGAGCCGTCAGAGGTGCATCCCCCTTGAGCCTGCCGACGATTGCCTTCTGAAGTGCTGCCTCAACGCTCATGAACCGGCGATTTCCTTGACGGCTTTCTTCGTGGCTCGGGTGATGCGGGATTTGACTCGTCGCCGCAGGGCTCTGAATGCAGGATAGAAGTAAGGCTGTGGCTTCGTTCCGGGGTGTTGCGTTCCAGGGAACATACCCTTGTTGATGTGCGGCGGGGTGCCGTGCTCAATCAGTCTGGCATACCAAGCCACATCGTCACCCGCGACGATGTGGTAGCTGAGATCAGGGTCGCCTGCTATAGGCCCCTGCCCCTTGCCCCCGCCTACACCACGGACATTCGAGTTTTCGGGCGTGTAAGTGCCTCGAACGTACTTGATCGACCGCTCAAGAGCCCCGCTGTCTTTGGGAGCGGGTCGCTTCTGCATTGCGACGATTTCAGCCGCACCCTGCTCAATCGCGGGCCCGATTACCGCTCGCGCCCTTTTTGGCATCGCTGCCAGCTTCCGCAGAAGCCGTTCCCTGTTCTGCACTTTCGCCATTGATGATCTCCACGGCCCCGGCTGCGTTGGCGGCCTCGTATTCGGCCTCGGTGATCTTCACCTCATCGCCGGCAGCCCGGGCCATGACCACCGAGGCGCGGGGGCGGTAGTCGAAGCGCTTGATGTATTGAACGTGGCGCATTCACTTTCTCCAGGGACGTGCGCTCCAATGAGCACCATTGAGGGATGACTTGTCGTAAGGCAGGGATTCATCTTGCCGCCGTGAGTCACAGCGCTAACTCCCCGCCCTCCAAGAACTGAGAAGGCCCAGAATGATCCTCCGAATCCTCGCATCTCTCGTCATCGCTGCCGTTTTTGGCTTAGGCTGGATGTACATCGACAACTCCCGAGGAGCTGAGTGGCAAGTCTCCCCTCAGCAGATCGCCGAGGCGAAGGCGCAAGGCAAACGCGGTTACGAGACACGACCAGGATCTATCGCCGTTCTGCCGATCCGCAGCGAGACGGCCGATATTCTGCCCTTCAAGTGGGCGTTAGGCGGCTTGTTCGCCGGTGGTGTTGCCCTCGCTCTGCTGGCTCGTAAGAAGACATCCTAAGTCAGCCTTAGCTTACCCCTCCAAGGGTGCATGACAGGAGGCGGAACTGCCTCCGATACTTTTCTGGGTCTGTGACACTGAGGATGGCGAAGACGCGGGAGGGGTCTCGCGCGTCGACAGCCCGCCATTCGGTCTTGATGCCTGCGGTCTGAGACGACCAGCGCACCCAGACATCGACAGGATTGACGCCCTGCAAGCGCTGAGCGGTGACGGTCTCTCGGCCCGGCGAAGTCGTCACGCGCGCGGCTACTGTGAACTGATCAGCCCAAGGGCCGGAAACCTCGTTGCCATAGCTGTCATCCACGATGCCTCTGGCTTGGAAGGTAACCCGGTCTCTAAGCTGGCCAGCTGAAAGCATTGATTAACCCTGTTGAAGTGGCTCTGTCGGGCGGTTTGTGGATAAGGATGGGGACTATAGACAGGCGCCCTTCGGGGTGAACCTGCCCGCAATAAGTTCCGTGAAAAGACACCGATATTTTCGTTTCAGCAGAAAGGTTTGATTCAGGGTCTGGGGCCCAAAACCCGCGCCTGTTTTTGCGTAGCCAGGTGCTTTCGTGTCCCCTTCAAAGCTTCATATTCTCTTCACTGTCATTGCCTTGATCACGCTCGGGAAGGCTCCCGTCGTTGCTCCTGTCAGAAACCCTGATGTTCACGCGATGATCAGGATGTCAGTCACACGAGACCCAGATGCATAGTGCCTCTGATCACAATACCAGCGGCCATTCGGACAACCATAATATGGCCACGGTTGGCGGGTGTTATTCGTTCGTGCGCTTGAAGCCCCCCGAAAGCGCCGACGCCCTGGCCGAGGATTGCGAGAGCCCTCCGCCGGGGCGTTTTCATTTCCGGACTACTCCCCGTGCCGAGAACCCATACGGGCCGCACCCATTGCTTTCTGGAACGTTGAGTGAAGAGCAAAGCAGGCTACCTTCTCATCTGTGGCGCAGTAGGTGCCCCGTCCGCTACATAGCGCCCCGACTGGATCGTGTGAGACCCGTTTCAGCTGGGGCGCCCCAGATCAACACACCGAATGTTTACCTTGTCCGGTCAGAATGATCTCACCGGGCGCGTTGCGTATCAGCTTGGACAAATGCGGGGCTCTACCCTCCGCTTGCGCCCTGGTTGAGGCTTCCGACTCATCCTCAGCCGGGGCGTCCACATTGTCAGAAACGGCGCTTTTATCGCGTTACCTATTCTGAGGCTGTGTCCTGAGCCTGCATTGATATCCAACGAAGCACTGTGGCGTATCAGCAGTTGGCACCCATGCTGGCTCTATAGTTTCTCCCAGCGCACAGAAGTTCGTGCCGCTTACATATCTATCGTAGGTGTAGGTTCCCGTGCCCAATACAACAGCGCCCTGAGCAGCAACAATTCCTGCTGCACGAGCGCAGCTCATAGTTGTAGTTACGGGTCTGCTTTGGGACCACGCCTCCGTGCCCGCTAGTAGCAGGGGAAGCGTCACAGCTAGCTTTAGCATCGGGTTAGGTCCATGTTCGACTTAGCCACCGCAAGCTTGGCGCTACTCAGCGAGTAGTCAAGTAGCTCCTCGTTCACAGGACCGTTAACCTCCTGCACTTCGAAGTACTTGCCTCACTGCTCAGATAGAGCACCAAGTGGTGGGCGCTACTATGCCCCGATCTCCGCATTATGCGATCGCTGGATCCCGGTATCGGCTAAGAAGGCGAGCAACCGGGCCGTTAGCCGTAAGGTAGTCGCCCTCACCTGTCCCATCTCGATCATCGAACAGCGCCGTGAGCACGAGAAGGACGGCGGCCTGAACTGTCTTCGGCACGGTCTGTTCCGTCCATCCGTGATCAGGCCTCTTAATATAGTCGATCACAATCTCTTCGGCCTGCTGCATCTTCATCTCAAGATCTGCATCTCGGTCATCATAGTCGATGAGCAGATGGTTCTTCGCCTGATCCTTGCTGATGAGAGCCATGTCAGACCACCTTTCCCGGCACGCCGACGCGCACCGGCTCATTCGCCTTTGCTTCCTTCATCACGCCGTCGCGACCGTCCCTGCCCTTTTTCACGGCGAGACGGAATCCCTTGCCGCTATCGGGCTTGTCGGTCGTTTCCTGCTGGCAGATCCAGAACGATCCGCCCCAGGTGACACCATCTCCGGGTCGGTAGGTCTGACCTTCCTTGTAGACGCCCCGGTCAAGCACCACGGGAAGGCGGAATTCCTTGACGTGATCGCTACGCATGAAGCGCAGGGCTATGCCCTCGTCGGTTTCAGCAAGGTCGAGATCCTCGAAGCCAAAGCCGTCACGGCCGTCCTTGCCGTCAAGACCCTTCTCACCAGGTGCCCCGTCCCTGCCGACGACCGGGCCTAGGCTCTTCGTCTCGCCGTTGCTAAGGGTCACGACCAGTTCGCCGGCTCGGTCAATGATCGCACCTGCGAGGCCGATACCATCGTTGCCGTCCCTACCGTCGGCACCGTCCTTCGGCGCTGGAATTGCTGCGACAGCCTTATCGACTGCTTCAGAGACCATCCGCTGCACTTCCGCAGGGTCTACGCTCGTGCCATCCC